GCAGTTTAGAAAACAAGGTTACCACAAGAGCCACCGCTTCGCTGTGCACAATCGACGGCGACGAATACACAGGTTACACAGGATCAAACACGCCTCCTGAAAATCCGGAGAACGGGGATTTATGGGCAGATACCAGCGCAAGCCCGCACGTACTAAAACAGTATTCTGAAGCGGAAGGAATATGGGTAAGCATACCGACAACATACGTGAAGCTCAGCGGGGCCAATGTATCCGCTGGGTTCTCGAAGTATGACGCCGTGCACATTTCCGGACTTTTCGGTGTAATTGGAAATCCCAGCGGCGATTACATTATATACGGTCTCGCAGGGCCTTATGACAGCTATATTATTATTACCGCAATCATGGACCGTCCAACCGGCATACCGAGCGACATCACCGTCGAAAGGACTGTTCCGGACATGGACTATGTCACGGAATTCAACAACAGAATATGGGGGTGCAGCAGCGCTAATCATGAGATTTACGCCTGTGCGCTCGGTGATCCCAAGAACTGGAACAAATTTATGGGAATATCCACAGACAGCTACGCCGCGACCGTCGGCACGCCTGGGGACTTTACGGGCTGCATCGCGCACGGAGGCTACGTCCTGTTCTTCAAGGAGGACGTCATTCACAAGCTATACGGAAATAAGCCGTCAAACTTCCAGCTTCAGGACACCATATGTCGCGGCGTCCAGAAGGGCAGCGAGAAAAGCCTCGTGATCGTCAACGAAACGCTGTTCTACAAATCCACGCAGGATGTCTGTATATACAATTCCGCACTGCCGACGTCGATCTCGCAGGCGCTGGGAGAAGTCAAATACCACGACGCTGTGGCTGGAGCACTCGGACACAAGTATTACATTTCCATGAAAGATGAGACCGAGCAACCGGTCATGTTCGTATACGACGAAACCCAAGGCGTCTGGCACAAAGAGGACAACGCAAGTATAAAGTTTTTTGCACCTCTTGGCTCTGAACTGTATTCCATTCGGTTTGAGGCCCCGTACTACTATTATCTGGAGGCCGCAGGTGGAACACTGAACCCAGATTATACAGGCTTCCCTGGAACCGTAGAAGACCCTTCTGATATTGATTGGTACGCGGAAACCGGCGACATAGGGATCGATAATCCGGACAACAAATACGTATCAAAGCTGCAGATCCGGCTGGAAGTTGACGAGCACGCGCTCGTGCGGATCGAAGTGAAATACGACAACGAGGGCGACTGGCTGGAGAAGTACAAGATCAATCTGACGCGGAAGCGCTCGTTTACCGTGCCGATCATCCCGCGGCGCTGCGACACCATGAAGCTGCGGATCTCCGGCAGAGGGGCCTGCAGGATCTATTCCATTACCAAAACGTATGAGCAAGGGAGTGAAATGTAATGCCATTCTTCCCGAACATAGCAATTCCGAAGATCGGAAACCTTGACAGTGACAAAGAGCGGAAGCAGATCATGGAGTATCTGTACCAGCTCAACGAGCAACTGCGGTTTACCCTGTCCAATCTGGACGAGGAGAACCTGTCGTCGGGGCTGACTAATACGATTGACGCCGCGTACACGGCGGGGACCGGCGCCGTCAAGGACATCGGCTATATCAACGAGAACATCCACATCCAGAAAGCGTTTTCCGACTCGCTCGGCCTTGCCGTATCAAACGGCGAAACGTCCAGCGCTGTAAGCCTGACTTCGAAAGACGGGACGATGTCGACGATTATTATTGCCATGAGCAAGATGGTCTCGACAGACGACCTGTCGACGTCCGGAGGCGCTGAGATCAACGGCGACAACATCACGAGCGGCACGATAGACAATGACCGGCTGGATATTGAGCACATGGAGCTTGACGGAAGCAACATTGCGAGCGGGACCATCGATAACGACCGTCTCGACATCGAGCACATGGAGCTTGACGGAAGCAACATTGCGAGCGGGACCATCGATAACGACCGTCTCGACATCGAGCACATGGAGCTTGACGGAAGCAACATTGCGAGCGGGACCATCGATAACGCGCGCATAGACGTCGACAACCTGGGCGTGAAGCTGCTGGACAACGCGGAAGGCACGTTCACCGAGCTGACCGGCACCGTGCTGGACGTCAGCGGCATTGAGATCGGCATTCCGGAAAACGAAACGCTCGTCCGGATCAATCCGACCGGCTCCGGCGTGGGCAGCATCGGCTACGGCCTGAACTACTGGAACGAAGTCAAGTCCAATTCGTTCATCAACGCCTCGTCCAGAAGGTATAAAAGCGACATCCGCGACATTACCGACGCCGAGCTCGGAAGCGTCGACGACATCCGGCCTGTGAGCTTCGAGCATAAAGGTTTTACGGACGGGAAACGGTATGTTGGCATGATCGCCGAGGAAATGGCGGAAACGAACCCAGCCTTTGTATTCTTTGACCGCGACGGCAGAGCGGACGGTATAGACTATGCAAAGCTCACGGTACTCCTGATACGCGAAGTACAGAAGCTGAAGCGCCGCGTGCAGGAGCTCGAACGATTACACGAATAGGAGGAAGCTAATATGGCATATTCGACGATAAAAAAAGGCAGCTCAGGCGGCGACGTATCCACGCTGCAATCGCTGCTGAACCAGAACGGGTACTCGCTGGACGTAGACGGCATCTTCGGCAGCAAAACGCAATCCGCCGTTAAGGACTACCAGCGGAACGCGGGTCTCACCGTAGACGGCATCGTCGGCAATAACACATGGTCTGCGCTTCTGGGCACAGGCGCATCGACCAATCCGACCGCCAGCGCATACAGCGCCCTCGCGTCCGGATCATCGAACATGTTCTCCGGCGCAAGCAGCCAGCTCGCCAGCTATGAGGCGAACAAGCCCGTATACCAGCAATCGCAGGATGTAACGGACGCGCTGAACCTGCTGCGTGAATATGAGAACTCTAAGCCTGGCGCATATGAGAGCAACTACGCTACGCAGATCCAGGACGTGCTCGACCAGATCATGAACCGGAAGCCGTTCTCTTACGACTTCGCGTCTGATCCTCTGTATCAGCAATACGCGCAGCGTTATCAGCAGCAGGGGCAGCTCGCCATGATGGACACCATGGGACAGGCGGCAGCTCTGACCGGCGGCTACGGAAATTCGTATGCGCAGACCGTCGGCCAGCAGACGTATCAGGGCTATCTGCAGGCGCTGAACGACATTATCCCCGAACTGCAGAACGCCGCATATCAGCGCTACCGCGACGAAGGGAACCAGCTCCTGTCGAACATGGACGTGCTGCAGGGGCTTGAGAACATGGACTACGGCAGGTACCGTGATACCGTCGCGGACTACTACAACGACCTAAACTACTACTACAACCGCTACAACGACATGAGTGAAGCGGAATACAACCGCTACCTGAACGATCTGGGATCGTGGGAGCGTGACCGCGCGTACTACTACCAAAAGTCACAGGACGCGCAGGCGCAGGCGAACTGGCAGGCCGAATACGATCTTGCGCTCGCTAAGGCGCAGCAGGCGGCAATGGGGTCCGGATCCAGCAGCAGCGGCGGCGGAGGCAGCAGAAGGAGTAGCAGCAGCGGAAGCAGCAGCGGAGGAATAGCCGGAACAGTGGACATGAATAAAATAAATGATTTTATCGCCCAGCATTCTGGATTGCCAAACACTGATCCTAGTTATATTTTAGCTGATATAGCTAATTGGAAAGACCCCAAAACAAAGACCATGCAAAATATAAATGACGCTGAGGCGGCATATCTTATGAAAGTGTATGGCGTATAATATGCCAGAAAAACCGCGCAACGTCATATGGTCACCGCAGCCGAAGCAACGGCTGTTCCAGGAGCGACCGGAATATGAAGCGCTGTACGGCGGCGCCGCCGGCGGCGGGAAATCGGACGCATTGCTCACTGAAGCATTGCGGCAGGTCCGCATACCGTATTACAGGGCGATCATATTCCGTAAGACGTATCCGCAGCTTTCTGAGCTGATCGACAGAAGCAAAGAGCTGTATAAGCCGGCATTCCCGCGTGCAAGGTACAATCACACCGAGCATTACTGGCAATTCCCGTCCGGCGCGAAGATATACTTCGGCAGCATGCAGCGTGAGCAGGACCGGACGAACTACCAGGGCAAGCGATATGACTTTGTCGCGTTCGACGAGCTGACGCACTTCACGTGGCAGGAATACAGCTATCTCATGTCCCGTAACCGTCCAGGCGGGCCTGGAACGCGCGTGTATATCCGCGCAACGACGAACCCTGGCGGAATAGGCCACGGCTGGGTGAAGGATCGCTTCATCACCGCGGGAAAACCGCTGACGCCAATCGTCGGCGAGTACGAGATCATGACGCCGCAGGGATTGCAGACACTGAAGCGCAAGCGCATCTTCGTACCGGCGACCGTGTTCGACAACCAGAAGCTGCTGGACAATGACCCGATGTACCTTGCGAACCTTGCCATGATGCCGGAAGCGGAGCGCAACGCGCTGCTGTACGGATCATGGGACAGCTTCGACGGGCAGGTGTTCCGCGAATGGCGGAATGATCCGGCGCATTATGAGGATCGCTGCTTCACGCATGTCATATCCCCGTTCCGGATACCGGCGCACTGGCTGCGGTACAGGGGCTTTGACTTCGGCTACAGCAAACCGTTCTCCGTCGGCTGGTACGCCGTCGACGAGGAAGGCTGTCTGTACAGGATCGCGGAATACTACGGCTGCACCGGCACACCGAACACAGGCGTCGAGATGAACCCTGCGGAGATCGCCGCTGAGATCAAGCGCATAGAGAGCGAGGATCCGAACCTGAAAGGCCACAAAATCTACGGCATCGCAGACCCGTCGATCTTCGACGAAAGCCGCGGCGAGAGCATTGCCGCCATGATGGAACGCAGCCCGAACTTCATCTTCTGGGCAAAGGGCGACAATACCCGCATTGCAGGCAAGATGCAGTACCATTACCGGTTTGCCTTCGACAAGGACGGCCACCCTATGTTCTACTGCTTCGACACCTGCAAACACTTTATACGGACGATCCCAACGCTCGTTTATGATCAGAAGCACGTTGAGGACATCGACACCACGCAGGAAGATCACATTTACGACGAGACGCGCTACGTCATGATGGAGAACCCAATAAGTCCGCGTATAAACGTGTTGCAACCGCCCCCAGAGTACGATCCGCTCGATCTGTGGGCAGATGAGCATAAAAAGGACAAATACACCTTCTACCGCATTTAAGGAGGAAATACGAGATATGGCAATTTTTGGGCGCAGAAACAGGGACGCACAGCCCCTGCAGCAGGAAGAGCCCCTGCACACCATGAACGACATGCAGACCGGCGGCGTGCAGCTCATGCCGCGAGGCGTCGCATTCGGCAG